TTGTGCTAATGGTACAGGTGGAACTTCTGGCCCTTATGCTAATATATCTCAATCTAGAGCAGATCAAAACAATAAGTTAACACAAGTTGTAGCTGGAGTTTCATCTACAGGTGTTGGGCCTCCAAATGATAAATTACTTTTTTCATTTATACTACCAAATGTAAGAGTTCAATTAACTACAGTATCTTATACTGGTGCTACATTAACTAATCAAACAGTTTTACAAACTATAACAAATCCATACAGAAATGGTTTAATTACTTTTAAAAATTCTGATGGTACAACTTTAAAAGATAGAAATGGTAATGATGTAACAATTGTTTTACCTTCTTATTTACAAAATGCTTTACAAATTTATAACTATATTAACAATACAATATTAGCTACAAATTCTACACATGTATTAAAAACACATAATATTATTAAACAAGTAACTTCTCCTACAGCTGCTTTCCCCGAAGTTTTTGGTGAAACTGAAACTGATCATGTAGGTTATTTTACTTTACAATTTGGGCCTGAGTATGGAGATATAACAATGGAATTAACTACCTCAACTGGACCTGTTGCAGTTAATTATAATCCTATTACAAAATTAAGAGATGTAGTTCAAGCTGTTCATCCTTCTTCAAATCAAATTGAAATAGATAATCCAATAGAAACATATAATGTTGGAGATTATTTACAACCTACTAGTAGCTTAGTATCAACTAGTGATGTTCAAAGAATATTAAGTATTTTTGTTGATCCAATTTTAAATATAGCTTTTATTGATTTTGATACATCTTTTAATGCAACTGTTGGATCTGCTTGGAGTAATGCTTCAGGAAATAATACAATTCAAAGACATTTAAATACTGCGACTACTACAACTACAACAGGTCTTATTCAGCTACTTGATACTTATCAAACAAGCACTTTAAATATTGCTAATTTTACTACAGTTAAAACTGGCCCTGATGTTAATTTAAAATTAATGTTAACTAAAAAACCTGCTGTAACTATTATACCTAAAAATGAAACAGAAAATTTATATAAATATGATAAATTTGAATTTCAGGAGGTATTATAATGGTTAGAAGTATTAGTAATAATTATACAGCATCTGAAGGTGGGTATCCTATACAGCTTATAGCAATACAACCTGATAGTGATATTAAAAATGCTTTACATTTAAATACATCTTCAAAAAGGTTAGAATTTTATTATGATTCTAATTATCATACATTTTATCCTGGTGCAGGAGTTTTAAATTTAACTGCTGTTGAAGAAACAAAAGATGTTAAAACAAATCAAATAACTATAGAATTAAATGGTGTTCCAAATACAATAATTCCTGTTTTAAAAAATTATAATGGTATTGGTGGTATAGTAACTATATGGCAAGGTTGGATGAATGATGATTCTGATTCAGTTAATGAAGCTACTGAATATCCATATACTGGTGTTTATATAAAATGGAAAGGTGTAATATATTCTCATTCTATTAATGAAGAGAATCAAGAGTTTGGTAAAATTAAAATAAGTTTAGAATGTAAAAACATATTAGGTACTATATTAGATAGTACAAACGGTAGATTTACATCTGATAGTTCTTTTAAAAAAACTTCTGCAGGTGATAGATCTATGGAATTTGTGTCAGCAATGGCAACATTTAATCCTAAATTTGGTCAAGAATAATGGAGAATAAATATGAATATAAGAATAGCTAGTAAAGAAGATATTAAAGATGGTATAAAAGAAATAGTTAAAGCGGTAAAAGAATTTCCTGATTTTCATGTAAAAGGTTTAATTGTAACTGATCAATACTATGAAAGTTTAATAAATTTATGTATGCAAAATGGTAAAATTATTATTGCAAAAGATAATAATAAAATAATAGGATGCATTATGGGTTTAATAAATGGTAATGTGTTTACTGCAATGAATGAACTTGTAACAATTGTTACATGGGTTCATAAAGATAAAAGAACATCATCTGCATTTTATAGAATGTTTAAAATGTATAAAGATGAATTTACAAAATTAAAACAAAACAATAAAATTGATAGAGTCTTAATGGCTCAATTAGCTAATGATAGAACAAATATTAAGTTTGATAAGTTAAATTTTAAATTAATTGAAAAAACTTACGAATGGAGATAATATATGGCAGCGGCGGCACCTATTATAGGGGCAATTACAGCACAAACAATTCAAGGAGCAATTCTTAGATTTGCTTTATCACTTGCAGTATCATATATTACACAAAAATTATTTGGCCCTGAATTACCAGGCTCTGAGGGTGGTGGTGGTTCAGGTAAAGACCCAGGTGTTAAACAAAGAATACCTTCAGATCCATCTAATAAACTTCCTGTTGTTTATGGTCAAGATAAAATACATGGATCTATTATATTTGCAGATATAACTAGTGATAATAAAACAATGGCTTTTATTATTGCTTTATGTGAAGGCCCAATTAATAAAATAGGTACATCTAATTATGGCACTAATAGTGGTATATATTGGGATGACTATGAATTATCTTTTGACTTAGCTGGCAACGTTATTAATGCTACTCATGCTGATGGCGGAACTGATAGCTGGTTAAATGATAATTTAAAAATTGTAAAATACCCAGATGGTGGAAGATGTTCAGATATGGAAACCTTTAGTTCTAAATGGAACTCAGGATCACAAAATAGACATTTACCAGATGTTGCATATGTATATGTAGAATTAAATTATGATAGAGAAAATAATGTTACAGGATTAACTAGTAAATTAGGTTTTGAAGTTGAAGGTAAATTAATTAGAACAATTAGTTCGGCTCCAGCTTTAATAGGCCCAACACCAACAACAACAACTATACAAGGGTCTTTAGCTAATCCTAATATTTTTGATACTTCAGTTAAATTTGCAAATTTTTCAGGTAATCAACTTTGGAATTGGGTAAATAATTATGCTGGTGGATTTAGTTATTCTGTTCCTAGACAATTACTTGTTCCTGGTGGAACATATAATATTATAGATTTAGGGGAATTAGGGGCAACCAATTCAATAACTTTAGCACAATATCAAGCAGGTGCAACACCCCCTGGTTTAGGTACTGGAGGTGAAGTAGAATATGATTTTATTCAAGTTGGTGAACAATATAATGATAATGGTACTCTTAGAACTTTTACAGCTAATTCTTATGTAGATAGTAATGGTGTAACACAACCTGATGATGGTAAAAGATTAACTAATTCAATACATATTAAACAATGGGGAAATAATTATAGTAGTTCAAATTCAGACAATGTTGCTGGAAATCATGATGAGAGGGTTTATATTGAATATATTTATACAGATGTTCATGGAGTTGTACAAAAAGATTATACTCATTTAGTAACTATACCTTTTACTCCTACAGGCGGTATTTATGCAAATTATAGTGAACAAGATTATGGGCAAAGATTAGCAAATATATTTAATGGATCTTTAACTACCGCTCCTTTTCCTCCATTATCTCCAGATGGTGTAAGTCAAATGGGTATAAGAAAACTTAGAACAGAAACAGCTGCGGATTCTCAAGGCACTTTACCTACTTATCAATATGTAGGTCGGCAACAATATTTTACAGCTAAAGTACCTCAAACTGTTCAAAGAACATTATACGGAACTTATTCAACTAATCCAGCTGAATGTTTAGCTGATTATTTAACTAATAAAGTTTATGGTTGTGGTCAATCTATTTCAGATAATGATTTAGATTTAGATACATTTTATGCACATAAAGTATTTTGTGATACTTCAGTTACACATAACGACCCTGATGGTAATTCTGTAACAAGTAAAAGATATCAATGTAATGGATATGCAAACACAAATGATTCTAAAGATTTAAATATTTCTGATATTGTTAGTAATTCACAATCTATATTTAGTTATACATTAGGTAAATTTCAAATGATTTCAGATACAATTGGATCAAGTAGTCATGATTTTGATGAAACTAATATATATGGTAATGTTACTGTAGTTAATGATGGTTTTAATTCTACATTAAATGAAATGAATTTACAATTTAAATCTAAAATAAATGAATATCAAGATGATCAAGTTTTTTTACAATATGGTGATAAATATTTTAATGAACCTATATTATCTAAAGATTTAACTTTAAAATTTATTAATACAAATGTTGAGGCTCAAAGAGTTGGAACTGTAATAATGAATAAATCTAGAAGTAACAAAATTGTTTCATTTAAAACAGATACAAGAGCTGCTTCATTACAAGTAAATGATGTAATAACTGTTAAAGGTACTTATTATAATTTAGATAAAAATAGTGTATTTAGTCATAATTTTGTAACTAATACTTCAACTGGTTCAACAAGTAATCCTATAGGAGAATATGTTGTAAAAGTAGATTCTAATCAACCTTATATTTATGAAGATACGCAAGAAGAGGCTAGATTTTATGTACCAGGCACAGTAGCTGGTTATGAAAAATTATCAAATTTTTATAAAGATTGTATTAATGGACAATTTTTTGATTCAACAGGTCAATTAACAGATGAACAAGTTAAATTAAATAATAAGCTTGGTGAAATATTTTCATTTGTATCTTGTGAATTAGATCCTGTATCATCATCTTATGGTTCTTATGGTGCAAAATTAACATTTTATGCTAACGATATAATTTCTGGTGGCATAAAAGAAAATTTTCAAATTGATGTAATAACAAACATTTTAAATTCTACATGGGGTTCATTAAATGTTATTAATACTGCATCTGAATTAGGTAGTTTATTTAAAATAAATAGTATTTCAGAAACAGAATTAAATGGTGGTCTTCAAGGATATTTTATAACTGCTCAAGAATATAATCCTAATGATTATACAGTTGGTACATTAACAGCTACTGCTGCTGCACCACCTATATCATCTACAAGAGGTTATCAAAATTTAGGAGTTGCTACTAATTTAGTTTTAAATAATAGTTTTCCTTCTGCAACTACACCTTATATTGATATAAGTTTTACTATGCCATCTAAAAATTTC